CTAGATAGTCACATTCATGAGATTGATGGAAACGTAGATAATCATCTTGACATGGATATAAATTCAGCTTCCGAGAAATTAATCAAAGAACTTAAAGATTGTCTAAATGAAAGGCAGTTCAAGGCCTTCCACTTGCTCTACATACAGAACTTGACAGATCAAGAAGTTGCAGACCAAATGGGCTTCAAGAGCTCAGAGTCTGGAAGAAAAGCGGGATACAAACAAATTAAAAATTTGAAGAAAACCTTAAAAGACAAAGCCGTTAAAATACTAAAAAAGAAAGGTATAGCATTTCTAGGAGATGAAAATAACATTATCTAAAGAACAAAAACAATATATTAGGGATAATTTTAAAAAAACTCCTAATTTACTAGATTTAACAAAAGCTGTATTTCAAAACGAAGACCTTGATGGTCGAAGCAAAGAAGGTCGAGCTGTAAAGAAGTTTCTTGCAGAGCAGAGCATGGATTACAAGACTAGCGCATGGGACAAGGTCGAGGATATTGAATTAACTGACCATCAGATTGAGTTTGCCAAGCAGCAAGCCAAGAACGGTCTTAGCGCTTTTCAGATAGCAGAGATGATTTGGCCTGAAATGTCCGTCAAGAGATTCTCGAAGCAACATGTAGCTGTATTAGACTTCCTTAGAGAGTATGAACCAGCTTACGTCCATGATAGTGAGAGTGCAGTTAATAGGGTTTATGCCCCACCCAAGCTTTTGTCTACTGGACTTAATAAAGTTAACGAATTTTGCTTTGCGGACCTAAGGGAAGATAAACTCACTCATGATGATACAAACTGCATTGAATCCTTAATAAAAAGTCTTTCGGCGCCAAGATTCATACAAGTTATAAGTAACTACAGCAACATGAAAGATAGAGAGTTGTTCGAGGCAGAGTTTATAAGAGCAACATGGGACAAACCAGATTTAACAAGTGATGAAATAAATTTATATATTAATGTTTGTGTTGATTATATTAATTTAAAAAATATATCATCTCACATTGAAAAGCTAAATACAATGTTTAATGAAGTTGAAGACCAACAAGACATGACAGTAAGATTAGCGGAAGTATTAAAATCTAAAACAGATGAATACGATAAATGTGAAAAAAGAATGGAATCATTAATTAAAAAATTAAATGGTGACCGGTCAGAGAGATTGAAGAATAGAAGCAAGGAAAACGCTACTATAATCTCGCTGGTAAAGAACTTTCAGGTTGAGGACGAACGACGTCGAATGGTGGAATTAGCAGAGATGCAGAAAAAATTAGTTGACGAAGAGGTAACTCGACTTGATAATATGGATAGCTGGAAAGCAAGAATACTAGGAATCTCTAAACACGATGCAACATGAAAAAAATTGAATTATTAATTGGCGACTATGAATACTCCAAGATCCAAGAGATCTTTGAAAAAGAGGCTGACTTCAAGCCTGTTGGTGAAACGGACCACATTATTATCAAAGCCCTTGGCTCAATCGTGAGCCCTAAGAATTTAGTTGAACAGGATATTGGTGGAGAAGAAATCACAACGTATTCCATAAAGCAGGTCAAAGAGCCGGAAAACAAGTCTCTCGACGAAGGCAACGTAGAATACAAACTTTAATATAGAAATATACTACTTGTCAATATATAATACAAACAGTAGCAGATACAAAGAAAACTACAGTTAAACAATAAACAATTAACAAGTAAACTAAACAATAAATATAAAATAAAATTTAAATAATTATGAGTGATAAAATTATCAGAGACAAAATGATTGAAACCCTTGGAACCTCCATTCTCAATCAGTTAAACCTTAACGGCCTAATTGAGGCGGCAAAAAGCTACTCGATTCAATTAGCTAACACTGAGTTGGACAAGATGTCCGACGAAGACAAAGAGAAGTTAGTTGAACACATCGAAAAAGCTGACGCAGAAGCCGCAGAAAACGAATCAGGTGAAGCTGAAGTCGCAGAGACTGAAGTTGTTGCTTAATATTTTTTTTGCTTAATTGCGCATGGAAATAGGTCACTGCATTTTGTAGTGGCTTATTTTTGTTTATAGATGACTTGTGAATGTAAAGTATGTAATAAATCTTTCAAGAATGAAAGAGGCTTGCACTTGCACATTCCCAAGACGCATAAAATTCCTCTTGCTGAATATTATGTTAATATTTATCAGCGTCGGGATAAATTAACTAATGAATTATTAGAATTTAAAAATAAAGATGATTATTTTAATATTGATTTTGTGTCGCAGGGAAACCTTCGTAAATGGGCTTTAGATGCCGATAAGGAGGAAGTTAAGGAATATATATTGAAACGCCTTCAGCAGCGTGTTACGGTCAAGGAATTGGCATATGCTCCGTGTCACCTGGAGCTTCTTCTTCATGACTTGCCATCAATGGATATGTATAAGTATTTTTTTGGTTCTTATTCGCAAGCATGCAATGATATAAAAATTAAACCATTATTGGATAAAAATATAATGAAAGGTTTTTTTGATAGAAATATAGAATTGGATAATATTAACATACTGATAGACACTCGTGAGCAGCAACCATTAAAGTTTAACAACTCCATGTCTATGAAGTTGGATTTTGGCGATTACGCTGTTGGCGCGCCGCATTACGACTATACTTACGTGGACAGGAAAAGCGAATCAGACTTCAAAGGCACAATGACTACAGGGTTTAAAAGATTCACTAGAGAGCTTGAAAGGGCGCAAGAATTTGATGCATATATTTTTATAGTAGTCGAAAGTTCAATAGAAGCGATTATAAAAAACAATATGTACGGACCTAGGCAATCAAACCTTCCGTACATCTGGCACAACATGAGATTACTCATGCATAAATTCGCTAAAAAATGTCAATTTATTTTTACTGGAGGAAGGAAGCAATCAGAGGAAATGATACCCAAGCTTTTGGTATATGGTAAAAAATTATGGGAAACGGACTTACAATACTTTATAGATAAGCAATGACTTGGGAAGAAGGCAGACTAGCAAACAACGACAAAGAGATTAACGTCAACGATGAAATGTTGAAGATCAAAGGGTACCTAGATGAGCCAGACGCAAAGATACTGCTTCACAATTTCCTTAGGGATAATGTAACTTTTACAACAAACTTGATAGCTGGAGTGGATCTTTTTCCTTTTCAGCACCTGGCCATCAAGTCGATGTTGGAAACGGATTACTTTCTTGGTATATGGAGTCGAGGAATGTCCAAGTCTTTTAGTACTGCTATATATGCTTTTCTGGATGCGATATTTAATCAGGGAGTGCAGATAGGTATTATGGCTGCCACATTCAGGCAGTCGAAGATGATATTTGAAAAGATTGAGGATATAGCAAGAAAACCAGAAGCTGCATTTTTAGCGCAATGCATAACCAAGAAATCAAAGAAAAACGACCAGTGGACCCTAGAGATCGGAGAATCTAAAATTATTGCTTTACCTTTGGGTGATGGTTCAAAGTTGCGTGGTTTTAGGTTTCATAGAATTATTATTGATGAGTTTCTTTTGATGCCAGAGCATATTTACAATGAGGTTATTTTGCCGTTCCTTAGTGTTGTTCAAAACCCCACAGAAAGAGAGAAGGTAAGAAAGCTAGAAGACCAAATGATAGCTAAGGGTAAAATGAAGGAGGAAGATAGGTACAAATGGCCAAACAATAAATTGATAGCATTATCCTCTGCTAGTTATAAGTTTGAATATTTATATAAGGTATACGAGACATTCGAGAATCTAATTCTAGACGGAACTCATCCAGGATCCATAGATACGTCAAAAAGGGTTATAATGCATTTTAGTTATGATGTGGCCCCCGAAGCTCTTTACGATCAAAACTTGATCAATCAATCAAAGCAAACAATGAGTCAGTCTCAGTTTGATCGAGAGTTTAATGCTATATTCACGGACGACAGCTCAGGGTTCTTTAAAACATCTACAATGGCTGCATGCACTGTTCCTGATGGAGAGACTCCTTGCATGGAGCTTGCTGGAGACAGAGATTGTAAATATTTGTTAGCATTTGACCCAAGTTGGGCGGAGAGTGAAAGCTCTGACGA